AAGGGATTTCGTTATTATGCGCGTATTGCTGCCAATGAATATGTAGAACTCATTGCGCCTACAGGAGAGGATTTAGAAAACCTTATCGGACTACAACATAACCTGCAGTTGCGTTACAACAATTTCAGTAAGTTGCCTGAAAAGGGCGATGTAAAAGTAAAAGTAACTTTAGGGGTGATTGCTACCGAAGAAAAAAGCGGTAAAGTAAACGAAATAGACCTACCTACCGAGCGTAAAGAGGTAGTAATTACTTTACGCCGTACCGATAAAGCAATACCAAAGCCTAATCCCAACGATAAACCCGTGCTCAATATGGTGCTCAACACGGCTACCAAAGAACTCACGGGCGATACTTCGTTCACATTCGCTACTGAACCTCTTGATTACTATCACGGAATCAAATTACATCACGACTTTTGGCACAATAAAGGATTAGGTGACTACATCAATTTTGACACAAGAACGGAATGGTACAAGGATCATTCTATCAATACCCCTTTCACAATCAAAGGAGTTGAATGGAATAGTATTGGACGCAGTCTATTTGATATAAACCTAACAGGAACAAAAAACAATGCAACAGCAGTGTTCTCGCTCTCTCAATTTTACAAAGAAAACCCTACTATAAAAACTCTTGCTTTTGATTTAAGTAAAAATCAAACACTTACTTTTGAAAATCATTTTAATATAGACGGAAGGTATATCGGTTTTACTATCAATCTCACCGTCATCAACGATACTACCGCTTTTCATATCGACAAAAAGGATTTTAAATACCTGCTGAAAACCGATAAGAAAGAGCGTGCCGAGGGCGTGTTTACCATTAAGAACCCTAACCGCCTCACTTTTACCATTAACAACTCTGATTTCTTAGAGGTTACTGAATTTAAAGGTAACGGTGAAGAGGAAGTAGTAGTAAAATTCCGCTCTCAATCTTCCGAACTGATGACGGTAGGAGAGCACAAAGGCTGGCTCAAGGTGAGTTCTTCAGCGGGTAGCGAACAGATAGTGCAGGTACTCATTACCGTACAAACGGATATAACATTCACTACCAAAAAGGTGTATTTCTGCTTGGATAAAGAACTCACCCATATACGCCAAACCGATCCTCAAAGTGAATTTGTATCGGTTGCCCTTACAATGGAGTTCAATGGCTATGGGCGTAGCTTTACCACTACCCAAAGCTATGATTATGTTTTCTTCGAGGGCGTGGCAACGGTGGATATAGGGCAAGAGGTACAGGACTTTTTCAGAGACATTACTCCCTCATTGGAAGTGAATACTAAAAAACTGCTCAGTCCCAAAGAGATTTTCAAAGCGACCAAGGTATCAACAGTAATTAAGGAGACAAATTTCAAAGGAGCGGTATTCAAAACGCATACCCTTACTGATTTGCATTTCCTCCCTGGGAAGAAGCCGAAAGCATATCCTTACCTTACTCAAAGCCGTTTGCGCTCTACTTACAAGCAGAGTCTTATATCTGTATCGGCACTTACCCAAGAGGTACGCGCTCGCTCTTTGGGACAAATAGGCTCTAACCTTATCGACCTTTCGGCTATTAAGGACCCGCTGGCAGTAGCTAATTTCAGTTTCTTGCGTGCTACCGCCGATGTTACCTATGGGGCTACGGCTATCATCAACAAGGAAACGCTTAGCCTCGAACCCAAGCCCGAACCTAATAGCACGCCTATCAGTGCGCTATTTCAAAACCAAAACTTCTGTCCCGACTGGTTTTCGTTCGCTGGCGAGTACGAAGCCTTGGTAAGTTACGAGCACACCCTCGCCGACAACGTGCTACTGAGTGAGGACTACAAGGCGCAAGTGAAAACCAAACGCACTTACAAACTCAATACAGGTTGGCTCTTTCTTGAAGAGATAGAAGTATTGTGGGAGCTCATCAAATCACCTGTATGCTTCTTGCGTATTGCAGACGAGTGGCTGAAGGTAATACCTATCACCCAAAAACCGCTGTCCTTTGATAGCACCCGCAACCTGCATAGCTTTGTAGTCGAATTTCAACTATCGTCTAACGACTAACCCCTAAACCTATGTTCACCAATATACAAGAAATCAAGCAATATACTAATGTTTCTAACCGTTTAGACTTCGACCTACTCAAAACCTATATCGAGGAGGCTCTCCGCGTAAAAGTATATCCGTATATACCCAAGTCTGTTGCCGATACCCTCACACCCCCTTCGGGGGGCGGGGGACTTAACGCGCTCGAACTGCTCAAAAAAGCAGTAGCCAACTATGCGGTGGCTTATGCTATCCCGTTCCTCAAGGTAAACTTATCCAACACGGGTGGCAACTACTACACCGATGATAAGATGGAAAAGTCGCCTTGGTGGGACTTGCGCGATTTGGGACTTTCATCTATAGCGATGGGCGACCGCGCTCTCAACGATTGTATAGAGTTGCTTATAACAGCAGGTAAGCTACAACGCGCAAGCGGTGTTATTAGTAGCGTGAATGAGTTTGAAAAGTATTACAGCCTCAATAATTCTTGGGAAGTATTCGTTAAACTGAAACCTCTAATTCAATGGATGTGGGAAAGCATTATCGCACCACAAGTCAGCACCTGCACCTCCGATGATTTACGCGCTTATCCTGCTATATGGGAAAAACTACAGCGTACCGTCGTTTTCTTTACCGTTGCCGAAGCTGCTCAAATGCATAGCTTCTCATTCACGGCTACCGCTATTGTACAGCAGTGGGAGGAACTACCTTGGCAAAAGAGCAAAATACTAAACGGCTCCGAGCTCTATACCCTTGCCAAACGCTTGCAACAACTCGCTCGCCACGAACTCGCCCAACTCAAGCAACTACTTGAAAAAGAAGCGGTGGCTTGCTATGTACCCTCATCAGTAGCCCAGCAAGTAGAAAAAATGAAAAGCGGACTCTACTTCTAATTCCTAACACCTAAAATGGAAGTTACTAAATTTAGCAAAGACAGCCTTTATCAGCGTATATCCGCCTCGTATATAGACGAGAATTTTCAGTTACTACCTGCCGAAGAGGTGGTTAAAACGCGTTTGCGCCATATACACGGCTTGCGATTATCCAACAAGTACTCTAAACACCAAGCTATACAGATACACATTCGTGAAATGGGCGTAAGCCAAGCCACCGCCTACCGCGATTACTCGTGGGCAATGCAAATCTTTGGCGAACTCGATAAATCAGATATCAATGCCGAGCGGGCTATATTGGCAGATAGCTATTGGCAGCTGTACCAAATGGCTTTAAAAGATAGAGATTTAGAACAAGCGCGCAAGGCATTAGATTCTTATGCTCGCCTGTTTAACTTCGATAAAGAAGAAAAAGAAATCAACTTTGAAAAGATTACTGCCAATGAGTACCATATCAAGATGAGCCGTAAGAGTGCCAAGATGTTGCGCGCTGCCCTCGCTTCAGGGGTAGTAGATTTCAACGACTTGCCCGCTACCGATACCGACTACGAAGATATAACCGATGACCCCGACGATGAAACCGCTGATTAAACCAGTTAAACAAATCCTCCTCAACCCTATGCAAATGGCTGCCGTATCTGCCAACCGCTATGCAGGTGTAAAACACATCTGTATAGAGGCGGGGCGTGGTACAGGTAAGAGTACCATACTCGGCTGGTTTGTGAAGGAAGCAGTAAAGCAAATGCCACGCGCTACGGGCGTACTGGTAGGGGCTACTTTTGTGCAGATAAAAAGCCGTACTTTCCCCTCTACCAAAGAGGGTTTGGAGATGTTCGGCTTTTACGAAGATGTAGATTATGTAGTAGGACGTAACGGCAAGGCTCTCGGCTTCGAGATGCCATTTCAAGCCCCCAACTCGTGGAGCAACGTGGTGCACTTCTCTAATGGCTTTATATTGGTGCTTGTATCTCTCGATGACCCTAATAGCGGACGAGGGTTAAACTCTTACATCGTTATTGGTGACGAAGCTGCTCTGTTAGAACACGACCGACTTTTCAACAACGTACTGACAACTAACCGCGCTAAGAAGATAGCCTTTGATAAGGCAAGCCTGCTGAATGCTACGATCTTCACCTCTTCGGTTGCTCTCACCAAAACAGGGGAATGGTTCACTGCCCGCGAAAAACTCGCCAAACAGAAACCTACCGAGCATCTCTTTATCAAAGCCAATGCCCTCGTAAACCAAGAAAACCTCAAACCAGGGTGGATACAAGAGATGTACGAGCAACGTGTGTCTGACCTCCTTTTCAACGCCGAAATAATGAACATCCGCCCTGGTAAGGTTGCTGACGGCTTCTATGCTAAATTGTTATCCGATAAACATTATTACAAGTACCAGTACAACACCACCGCCCTGCAAGACTTCTCGCAGAGTTTCACACCCTCTTGCACCTACGATAACGATTTAGTAAGCGGTGTAGCTCTCGAACTCTCTCTCGACTTTGGTGGGCGTATCAATTGCGGTATTGTAGCCCAAGAAAGCAAGGTAGCCAACA